AAGAACTCATTATTAGAACTGAACTTAAGGGTGGCGTTGGGAAGTATGGTAGGCTTCTTGGTTGGCTCTATGTTGGCGACTCTGATGTTTCGTTAAATGAACAGATGATTACCGAAGGATATGCTCATGCATATGATGGAGGAACAAAAAATATGGATCTAGAAGCACTTCGTGTGATTCGTAGGTCTTTTGGTACCCTAATCGAGAGTTAAAAATGACTAAAGAAATTACAATCAATGCACCTTCAGGTGCTAAAATTGAAGGATTACAAATTGAGCAAATTATATCTCAACCAGCAGATTTAGAAGTAGGTCCCGTTAAGGTTGGTGATGCTTCAGTACTTACGTGGACTAATGCTGGTATTGTAGTGGTAATTGTTGCTGCTGTTGTTATTGGTAAGAAATTTCTTTCTAAGTAATGGATTTACAAAAAATAACTACTACAGGAACAGCAATAGCAGTTGTTGGTACTGGTACGGTGATAGGTGGTAATTATGCCATCGATCAAGTAACTGGTGGGCCTGATAAAAGAATAAAAGCACAACAAAGCGAACTTCAACTCATAGTAAGAGAAGAGGTTCGGTCTGCCATAGCAGAGATGATGCCTAAATCAACAGGAGGGGTTGTATCACTTACAACACCAGGAGATTATAGAAAAGAAGTACCTAAAAAGTAATGCCTTCTATTTCGGATATTGGAGTAAGAGAATTTGATATTCCAAGAACTAATATTTGGTCACCTCGAATAGATTCTATACCGAATATACATCCACCCGTGACAGTGAATGTAGGATTTCCTATTGTTCATATGCCTGGTTGTGTAGAAGCACATAATGATAATAATAGGGAAGGAAAACCGTGGGATAAAAACTTGGTTGAGGATGATCAAGGTGGTGCATATACTGGTGCAGGAGTTTTATGCCCTGATGGTTCACTTCCATTCTTTCATTCGATGAGCTTTGAACCAGATAGAGTTTTAGATACGATAGTTGCAAAAAGAGGAGAACCACCTCCACCTCCACCATCACCAGGAACACCTGATACAAGTAAAGTGACAGAGAAACCTATAGAATGTCCAGGCCCTAATGCTCCTCGAATAGGAGATGTAGCACAGAATCAGAAAGAAAGGGTTTCTGGATTTGAATTAAATGATGATAAAACAATATGTATTACATTATATGAGGATATTCCTTTTACTGCTCAGTATCTTCCTGCACCTCAAGTTGCTGCGACGACTGGAGGGATTGCTGTGGTGGCCGCTTCATCTGCCCTACTTGCAAAACCCCTAGCGGATTTACTTTTGAGGGTGGTGAAACCTGTCGTGAAAAAGGCCATCGGAAAGATTGAGAAGATGCTTGGGAAGACACCTTATCGTCCGACACCTTCTGAGATTCGGACGAATCAGTATCGGGTGAAGAAGGGCCTTGTGGGGATAAATTTTGCGAAGAAGGCGAAACCTCTGAAGAAGACTTCGGAGAAGAAGACTTAAGACTATGTTGATGTGGTGCTACAACACCAGGTGGCTGCACTAATACAACATCGGCACATACAGAAGCATAAGGGCTTCTAGGGTGGAACATTATACCAGCCTTCATAAGTTCACCACAGTTTTTAAGTCGTGCTATTTCAAAGTCTAATCTTTTGTTTGCAGTATTCTGTTGCATGAATGCAATGTTTGCAGCAGCTGCTTCTTTACATTGTTCTTGTAACTTCTTATCTAATGGTTTAGACCAAGTAGCAGACATACCTAATGATAAATTATAGTTTTCTGTCTGACCAGTTCTTGTAGGAATATAATAAAGGATCTCACCAGGATTATCGGGTATATTATCGTCGTCGTTATCAGCATTATTATAAACTGGATCGTTATAGTATCTTTCAAATGGTCGTCGAAATGACGCTGTTCCATTTACATATGGTGTGAGGTTCATGGTAGGCCCTTGACATTGGATACCTCCACCATAAGTATTAGTTATATATGGCCCTTGGAGCACCTGTATGGCTTGATTGGTTACGGAGCCAGAGGAATTAGCTATTGGATTCGCAGTCGCAGAAACACCCCCGACATCTGTAGCGTAGGCGGGGGTGCATGTCATAGCACCAACTGAAAGTATGAGTAGTTTCTTGGCTACTGACTGAAGGTTGATGTTGTTTCTGTGACGCTTTGGAGATTTGTAGTACGTTGTATTATTGTTTGCGTGGCTAGGCCTGGTCCAGAATAAGTTTCTGTGTATTGAAATGCTGCTCCTGGTGTTGTTATTGTGAAGTTGGGTTTGTTTTCTAAATCCATTCCAGTCCATGTTGATGTCACTCCCTCTATCGTATTGGTTCCTGCTGTCACTGATGGGGCAGATATTGTATCACCATCGTGAGACATATTGGTTCCTGTTATTACATACTGGTAGCCAGTATTATAATTTATAGAATTAATTGTTTCTGTCACTTGGCTACTAGTCTCAGTTCGGCTGGTCATGGCTCCCTGAGTAAAATTGGGTACTACAGGAACTGCCTTTACCGCCGATGCACTAAACAGCAGTAATAATACTGTTATAGTACTTTTCATGACTACTGGCCTATTGTTATCTCACTGACGAATTGGCCAGTGGCCGATGTGCCAGCCCCTCCAGCAGTTAAAGTCATAACACCAGCACTAGTGATTGTTCCAGCTAAATTTCCGGCCACACCACCAGAACTAGTGAATGTATCACCGTAAGCTGGCATGTCGGCTACGACACCCGTGGTCACATCCACACCTGAACCGATAGCATTTGTAGCATCTCCTTGAGTCCAAGACTCTGAGAAGCTGAATGCTGAGCCAGCTGTGTTAATATCATATGCACCAACATCCAGTGTTGCGGCTGCTGTAGCAGTACCTGCAGTTAGTTTACCAAAGTGAGCATCACCTGCCACTTTGATATTAGATCCTGATACAGCATAAGTCGAACCTACACGGCTTGAATCTGTATAGGCCCCATTCACAACTAGTTGAGTTGAGGTTGACATGCGGTGAACTAAATCGGCCCTTGCTATAGGGGCACTCATCAATAACATTCCAAAGAGTAATAATGTTTTTCTCATATAAGGATACTCTTTATGTATTTGTATTTAGCGGCAAAAATACTTAGTGGCATAAACCGTATATATGTGGTATGATATTTTTTGACTAAATAAATCACAAGTAAATTTACAAACTTTATAAACAATGACTGAACAATTGAGTGATCAGCAATCACATCTTAAAAATCTTTTAGAACAAAGAGCAACTTTGCTTGCTGAAATTAATGAATTGAATTCACAGGCAGCAGGAAAGAGAGAATTAGTTCTTCGTGCTTTGGGTGCTATTGAGTATCTTCAGCAGATTGGAGTAGAACTTCCTGTACCTGAAGAAGCAGCAGCACCAGCACCAGTAGAAGGTGAGGCAGCACCAGCAGAAGGTGAAGTTCCACCTACACCTGAAACTGAAGCAATTCCCGCCCCAGTTACTGAAGGATAATTGGGAGTTGCTAACAAACTGAATATATGATATAATTGTGCATATATAAGAGAAATTATATGCACGATTTAATCAACACTATGAAGATCTTTCTAGACACTGCAGATACTCAAGCAATTAAAGATGGGTATGAAACTGGTTTAATTGATGGTATTACTACTAATCCTTCTTTAATTAAGAAGAGTGGTAGAGATCCTGAAGAAGTATATCAAGAATTAATTGACTTGGGTATACCTGATATTAGTATGGAAGTTGTGGGTGATAGAGATCAAATGCTTTGGGAGGGTCGTAGACTCGCTAACAAGTTTGGTCAACACGCAACTATTAAAGTTCCATGCACACCAGACGGATTGTATGTGTGTAGGCAGTTATCAAGATCATTAGTCAAAGTAAATGTAACACTTATATTCTCACCATCACAGGCAATTCTTGCTGCTAAAGCAGGAGCAACATATGTTTCACCATTCGTAGGTAGAGTTGATGATAACTCATATGGTGGTCTATGTCTCATTAAAGATATTGCTAATGTATATGCAAAACAGAATTGGAAGAGAACTGAGATACTTGCTGCTTCTATCAGAAACGTAAGAGATGTAGGTAGAGCATTTGAGTATGGTGCTAACATATGCACTATACCAACAGGAGTATTTGATAAGATGTATAAGCATGTTTTAACTGATGCTGGATTAGTTCAGTTTGAGAAAGATTGGGCAGAAGTAGTGAAGACCGAATCTTAACTGTCACAAGCCCCCTTGACCCATAGGGAAAACTGATATATACTTATCGTATAAATAACTTCATACAAAGGACTCGAAAGAATCGTAACCCTGCGTTGATGTAAAACGGTTCCCCATGTCGGGGGAATTATCATCCGCAAGGTTTTTTTTATTCTTGCGAGATACTTAACAAACAATTATGTCTATCAAATCAACAATCGCTGCTGTTGCAGCATCTCCATTCCTTCTCGCTGGTGCAGCTTTTGCTGGTCCATATGTGAATGTTGAGAGCAATATCTCTTATCCTGATGGAGACTATTCAGGTGCTACAACTGATCTTCACATCGGTTACGAAGGTGCTATTAGTGAGTCTGCAGACTTCTATGTTCAAGGTGGTCCTTCATTCGTTGCCGTTGACGGAACCGATGGTTCTGAAGGTGAGTTCTCTGGTAAAATCGGAGTAACTGTTGCTGCAACTGATGCAATCGGAGTCTATGGTGAACTATCTGGTATCACCGACGAAGATACTTCAGGTGACGACATCGTTAACTGGGGTGCTAAAATTGGTGCTAAGTTCACATTCTAATCTCTGATCAGATAACGAACATAAAGACCTCTGCATTGCAGGGGTCTTTTTTTATGTTTGCAAATGTTAATACAATTCAGTAGCAACAAATACAAAAAGTGTATCATATTGATACCAAAATTATATGTGCTATAATATACTATAGTTTGTAAGGTATGTTTATGACAGTATCCTCTCCTAGACGGAAGAATCGTCTTCAAGAGGCCAGTCTCATAGAAGGACCAATGCTCCTTCTTCAGAATATTCGTGGGTTTAGATCACATCGTTCTTTAATGTGGTTAGCCTGTGTTCCAATTGCTCTATTAGGTTTAGGTCTATTTGACTTTGCTGCTCATGCAAATGAGTTACCAGCAGAACTTAATGCAGCATTTTTAGCAAATAATCTTTGGTTACTTGTAGCAACAATCCTAGTCATCTTTATGAATGCAGGATTCGCAATGGTAGAAGCAGGTATGTGTAGGCAGAAGAATGCCGTTAACATTCTTGCTAAGAATTTATTTGTATTTGCTCTTGCAGTAACATCTTATTGGTTTGTTGGATATTCTTTAATGTACGGTGATCCCGTTATAGCTGGTTCTTTATATTTTAAAGGTTTATTTTTTGATCCTACCGTAACACCAGAACTTATTGGTGAAGGTGGATTGGTTCCAACAGTTGACTTCTTATTCCAAGCAGCATTTGCTGGAACAGCAGCAACTATTGTATCAGGTTTAGTAGCAGAAAGAGTTAAGTTTGGTGAGTTCGTTGTGTTCTCATTAGTTCTTACTGCATTCATCTATCCTATTGCAGGTAGTTGGCAATGGAATGGTGGTTGGTTAGCAGAAGCAGGGTTTATTGACTTTGCTGGTTCATCAATCGTTCATTCTGTTGGTGCATGGGCAGGTCTTGTAGGAGCAGCACTCCTTGGTCCACGTATTGGTAAGTATGTAAATGGTAGAGCACAAGCAATGCCTGGTCACAACATGGCAATTGCTACGTTAGGTGCTCTTATTCTTTGGATTGGTTGGTATGGATTTAATCCTGGTTCTCAACTAGCAATGGATCAATGGGTTCCTTACGTTGCAGTTACTACTACACTTGCAGCAGCAGGTGGTGCTATTGGTGCTACTGTTATTACTACTATTAAAAGTGGTAAACCAGATCTAACAATGATTATTAATGGTATTCTTGCTGGATTGGTTAGTGTTACTGCTGGTTGTGGTAATTTAACTATGTCGGGTGCTTGGTTAGCAGGTCTTGTTGGTGGTGGAATAGTTGTTTATTCTGTTACTGCATTAGATTCTCTAAGAATTGATGATCCAGTTGGTGCATTCTCTGTTCACGGAGTATGTGGTATCTGGGGAACTGTTGTTGTAGGTCTTTGGGGTTATGATGTTCAAGGAACTGGTGCTGGTATAGGCCTCTTTACTGGTGGTGGATTTGATCAACTCTTTATTCAGATTGTTGGTTGTATTGCTTATGCTGTATGGACAGTAATCACTTGTTATATTACTTGGAAAGTAATCGGTGCTGCGTTTGGTGGTATTCGTGTTACTGAAGAACAAGAGAAACTAGGTCTTGATGTTACAGAACATGGTATCGAAGCCTATCCTGATTATGCTATGTCGGGAAGTGGTCTTGGTAATAGGTAAATAATACGTTAAGAATACATCAAGAGACCCTCACATTGTTGAGGGTCTTTTTTTATGCTATAATAGATAATAATGCCCTAAGCGGATCCAAATGAAAAGGCTTATCGCAGTAGCAGCACTTGCTGCTCTCACGTTACCTGGTTGTGCAGAAGCACGAACACGACTCTCAGGAGCAGGTGCGTCATTCCCATCTAAGATTTACACTAGATGGTTTGCCGACTTCGCAAAAGAAGGAGGTCATAGAGTAAACTACCAAGCAGTTGGTAGTGGTTCAGGTCGAAAAGCATTCCTCGATGAAACAGTAGACTTCGGTGCATCCGATGATCCTATGAAGCAAAGTGATATAGACAAAGCAAAACGAGGACTAGTTCAGATTCCTATGACTGGAGGCACTATTGCTTTCGGTTATAATATGCCTGGTTGTGATCTAAAACTCACACAAGAGCAAGCAGTTCAAGTTGCTATTGGTGAGATAAACAACTGGTCACAGGTAGGATGTGATGATCAGAAAATGACTTGGGTGTATCGTTCTGATGGTTCAGGAACTACTGCTGCATTTACAAATTCAATGCAAGCATTTAGTAAGAAATGGAAACTAGGAACAGGTAAATCAGTTGCTTGGCCTGTAGGTGTAGGAAACAAAGGTAATGCTGGTGTTGCTGGCACTCTTAGAAATCAGGTAGGTGCTATCGGTTATGTAAATCAATCTTATGTTAAAGGTGAAGTTAGAGCTGCTGAATTGCAGAATAAGAATGGTGACTTTGTTGCACCATCAGTTGAGTCGGGTGCTGTGGCACTCAATGGTATTACACTCGATGAGAACCTCGCAGGGACAGACCCTAACCCTGCAGCAGAAGGTGCTTACCCCATTGCTACGCTTACATGGGTACTTGCTTATGAAACTGGTAATGGTCGTAAGACTGAAGCCATAAAGACAACTCTATCAACATTACTCTCTGATAAATATCAGGAAAAGGCATCTGTGTTAGGGTATGTACCACTGAGAGGTGATATACTACAGAAGTCTCGTGATGCTGTTCAACATATAAAAAAATAGATGATCTTAGAAACTTTTTTAATCCTTGCAGCATTACCATTTGTTGCACTGACAATTTTCTTTGGAACAAAGAATGGATATTATGATAGTGACGATTACACAGGTGATGGTTGTGCTCATGATGTAAAGAGATAAGTTAATATAAGTTAACATTATGGAGGTCATAAGACCTCCTTTTTATTGTTCGGTCATCCGAATGTAAAGTTATTTGACAAAATTTAACCTTTTATATATAATTATGTTACCTTTCTTAATAAAGAACTCGATGACTTCATCAACGGTTAAAAAGTATACCGTTACTGAATACGGCAAACAAAATATGTTTGGTGCAGAAGTAGCACCGTGGGTCGATCAGAACGATAATTATGAGGGTTATGCTCTCAACGCTGAGAAAACCAATGGTCGTTGGGCTATGATTGGTTTCATAGCACTATTAGGTGCTTATATTACTACTGGTCAAATTATTCCAGGTGTATTCTAATGAACTATTGGAAAAACGCAGAACAACTCAATGGTCGCCTTGCGATGATGGGTTTCTTTGCTACCGTAATTAACTACGGTTTTACTGGCTGGGTAATACCAGGCATCTTTTGACTATAAAAGGTCTCTTTACGCTCTATCCCTATTACAAATCTAAGAACAATGACTCCAGAAGCAGAAAAATTTAACGGTTGGATGGCCATGATTGGTTTCGTAGCCGCATTCGGTGCATATGCAACAACAGGTCAAATCATCCCAGGTATCTTCTAATGAAAAATCAAAGTAACATTTTCCTAAGAGCACAAGGTCGTGCAGCAATGTTGGGATTCATTCTATTGAGTGCATCTTATCTTGCAAATGGTCAAATCATTCCAGGTATCTATTAATGTCTAACAACAATGAAAACTCTAATCAACAAGTCGATTTCTCCATCGCTGAAAGGTGGAATGGTATTGCTGCTATCGTTGGCAGCGACGCAGCCAACGATAG